GCAGCACCGCCCGCAAGGGCCGCCGGCAGTAGTCGGCCAGCAGTCCCAGAGTCGGGCGTCTTTTGGGCGAGCACTGACTTGCCGGCATCGGACAGGTCTTGCATTAGCGCATTGCCTTTTGCAAAACGCGATTTTGTCGGATCTAAAGCACGCACAGCATTTTGCAATTGCGCTGGGCTAAAGACTCCATCTTCTGCAGCAACCGAGCCGGCAGCCCGTTGAGGACGCAAAAGGTTTGCGTACGCCGTATCGGCAGCACGCAAGCCGCTAGCTGCGTCTCTCGGCGCTTGCCTGGCAATGGCGTTTCGCAACGCTTCGTGCGCCTTTTGAAGTGCTTGCCCCAGTTCACGGTTGTCAAAAGCCGGATCGCTGATGTACCCACGGGCCTTTCTATCGAGTTCCGAGACTGCGCCTTTTAAGTCTTCCGGTATTAAGTACCCATTCTTGGCGCGATCAAACACATTGGCTTGTATAAGTCCCTGCAGCTCGTCTGCAACATTTGGTTTTAGCCCGGACGTGGCTTTGACGGCATTTAGTGCAGAGACAAGTTGACTATCAATAGCAATTGGGCCGACTGCATTCAGCGCGTTATCGTAGGCTTGGCCAACCTTATCGCCGACAAACTGAGCGGCCTCCCTGCCAACTACGCCTTTTGGCAATCGCTCATTCAGCGGCGCAAGTGCTCGATTCCACGCCGCTTGGTTCAGTTGCTGATTCGCCCTGCTCTGCCCGCTAGAAATAGCAGAACCGAGCAATGGCACACTGGTCAGCTTTTCTTCTGCGGTCTTAAAACCACCACCCATGATCTGGCCAATAGTTGGTGTCACGCCTTCGCGCTGCAGCAGCGCCACCTGCGGGCTGACGGTAGGAGATATGGCGCGGCCCAGCATGTTGCCAACCGGGCCAGCAACAGCGCCGCCAAGTGCGCCGGCTTTCAGCTGTCCCAGCTTTTGCTCTCCAAAGTTGCCGCCCATGACTGGCTGCAGCGCACCGGACAGCGCGCCACCGCCCGCACCAAATGTGGCTGCAGCACCGAGAGTGCCGCCAACAGGAAGCGCCATCGTCAACGGCAACGTACCTGCGACGTTTCCAAACATGCGACCGAAATCAAAGTCGTCCTGGCCGCCGCGTACGTTTGTTTTGTACTGAGCGTCTTGCTGGGTGACGTACTTGTCAAACTCGACAACTTTCCTGTCAGCACCAGGCAGGCCCACGGCAGCACCAGCACGGGTGAACATTTGACCCAGCGAGTTGATTGGGTCTGCGATGCCTTGCGCCACGCCTTGCAGCCCACGCATCAGCGCACCGGGACGCCCTTGCTCTGGCTGCACGCCGAACATCAGTTCGCCAGACAAGTCTCTGCCCTGCGGTTGCGCGCCGGAAATTTCAGCAGACAGATCGCGGCCTTTTCTTGACGCCAATTCGCTTCCCATGATTTTGCTCACATAGTTGCGCGTTTCTGGCGGCGCTTTCTCCATGCCGTACTTGGCGACGGCATTCGGCCCCCAGTTGTGCGATGCCAGTGCTTTTGCGTAATCGCCACCATAGCGATCCAAGTTTTGCTTCAGATACGTCAGACCGCCGGTGATGTTTTGCTTTGGATCGTACGGGTCAACCCGCAAGTCTCTTGCGGTGCTTGGCAGTAGTTGCGTCAAGCCAATTGCCCGCTCATCTCGCTTTGGCAAAACCGGGCCGATGGCTTTAGGGTTCCAACTTGACTCGGCTTGAATGAGCCGCTCTACGATGCCTTGATCAAGCCCAAGCCTGTCTGCTTCAGACCTAGCAAACGCGCGCAGTTCGTTGCTCATTATTCGATCCGAAACGTATCGCTGATCAAATCAATAGCCTGCTGGCGCGTGATGCTTGGGTTTTTCTTTCTCATGCTTGCCCATGTCACATCAACATCGGCCTGCGTTGCGATTGGCTTAGACGGGCCGACCTCACCTTCCACCCGTTGCGTTCCAAGCCCTCTGGGCCTACTGGGCTGCGGTTGCGGTGCTGGCGATGGTTGTGCTTGCGGTGACACAGCGGGCGCTGGCCGTGCCGTCGGTGCTGGCGCGGGCGACGCGGGCGGCTGCTTATAGCCTTCGCTGTAAAACGTCGTGATTCCTTGCTGCATTAAGTCGTACTCTCGCTTAAATAGCTTGAGTTTTTCTATGGCCGCAGACGGCTCATCAAGGGCCGACGGAACAAACGGTTTTAAGCGTGGGAACTCTGCTGCACTGACAGCGGCACCCGACCTATCGTGAATTTTCATGCTGCCAATGTCGGCAATCATTGCTCGAATTGCCACACCAGCTGGGTCGGTGCGTTGGCGGATGGCATCACCTGCAATATTTTTTAAGCCAAGCGCATTGGGATACTTTTGTACCCCTGAAATTGCTTCGTCAATTTTTCCAAGCGCAACTTGGTTTTCGATATATCCATTGGCAACAGTTGCTGGCATGTCTTTTAGCGGCTTGAGTACACGATCGCCAGCAAGCGTCCTAGCGTCCTGAACTACGCCGGTCGTATTGTCAAGAACACTAAGCCCACCGCCTTCCGTTGCAATGCCAGAAAAACTTGATGGCCGCTCTTTAGACACACGATAAACAACTTCTGACGGCCTGCCTTTCGGGAAGTACTCAATCGCCGTGCCGGTGTCCCTGCTGCTCAATTGATCCGGGTCGGCCGCTGAGCGAAGGACAGCTGGGTTTTGAGTGGATGCAAACTGCTCAATTGACTCTGGCGTAAATTTTGCCGGATCAATCTTTGCCCAAGGTGATTCGCCTTGCATTTCTTTGCGCAGCTTCATAGCCTGCAGCGGGCTGACTTGCATTAGCTCGTTGAAAAACTTGCCCTGGTCAAACCCGCCCTGCGTCGGCAACGAAACCGCCTGCTTCGGGCCAACAGTGTTTGCCGCGCTGTTGATCGCGCCCAGGTTGGCTCTGTCGAACTCTGGGTCGCCGGACATAGATTCGAGCAGCATGCTGCCTTGTTGCGATCCGGGCGTAATGCCGCCACCGAGTGATCCAGCAGAAGGCGCAGTAAACGCATTGCGTGCAGCGGCCTTAATTTGCGCATCCAGCTCACGCGCGGCTTGCCTGTCTTCGTCTTCTTGCCGCAGCCTGCGCATCTGATACGCCTGCATCATCTGCCTGTAGCGGTTGGCCTCCGCAGCCTGCTGTGCGGCAGGAAACGCGCCGAACGCAGCGCCCAGCCCACCACCCTGCGACATAGGCGTCAGCAATGCCTGCGATGCACCCAGCAGGCCCATCGTGATCGGGTCATTGAACCCACCACGCGCATCAAGCAATCCAGGCATCTCAAGCACTCCAAGACTGGCCGATCATCGAAGGCGTCCAGCCCGGAATCTCCGCGCTCGGCCCCCATCCGCTGTAGTAGCCCACCGTGCCGTTGGTCGATTGCGCAGGCGCGGCACTTGCCGGTGCTGCTGCGGGCTGTTGGCGTGCAGGCATCTGCGGCGGCATGTACGGTGTGCGACGTGACAGCAGGCCACCCATGTAGCTATTCATCATCTGTGCGCTGCGCGTGTTGCCACCGTACTGCGGGAACCGCTGCATGCCGCTATTGCTGAACAGTTGCGCAAACTGCGGGGGCAGCTGCTGCTGCATGCTGCCAAGATTTAGCCCGAGCAAGCCGCCGATTGGACGAAACGATTGCGACCCGTAGCCGCTGGTGATGTCTGACCAGTTCATGTCTGCCCCTTAGATAAAGCCGCGACCGTCGACAAGGTTGGCCATGTTTGACATCGCGTCGCTTTGCAGTCCGCTCATAAACGGATTGCCACCCGAACTGCCGAACGGATTGCCGCCACCCAACAGCCCGAGGCTGCGAGCCATACCTAGGCCGCCTGCTGCGCCGCCCAGTGCGCCCAGCGCCGGGTTGATCGACTGCGATGCGCTGGCAGTACGTCCCAAATTGGGATTGAACATGGACGCAAACACATCCAACTGCTGGCGCGGGTAGTTGCGCGCTTCGTCGAACTGCGCGTAGTCGGCGTTCAGGTAGTTTTGGCCGAGTGCCTGCTGTTGCTGGCCGATGGAGTTCAATGCGTTTGCATTGCCGAAATCAAACGCTTGCCGTGCGCCTGCGAAGCCTGGGGCGGCCTGCACTGCGCCGAGTTGGCGGCCACGCTCGGCTTGGTAGTTCTGCCCGTACAGGTTGTTGGCAAACTGGCCCAGCGAGTCACCGAATGCGCGATTCTGCTGGCCCTGCAGTTCCGATTGAGCGCTGCCACCGAATGCACCACCGAAGCCTGCAGCGGCGTTTGTCTGCGCTGCCGTGCCAGTCTTGTACGCATCGGCCATGCGGCTTGCTGCGGCGTCGAAGGTGCCTTGCAGGTAGGGATTGCTGTCGGGCGACATATAAGCACCCGACATTGTTTTGGACAGCTCGTTCTGTGCTTGGTCAAACAGCGGCTGGTTGTAGTTGGCCGCATTGCGAAGCATGTCCATGCCGGCCAGCGTGTCTTCAGTAAACGGCGCGACACGGTTGTAGTCGTATGCCTGATAAGGCATGTTAGCCACGTCCTGCACGCGCTGCGCGTACTCGGGCGCATAGGGCTGCAGGAAGTCAGGCAACTCTTGTTTGCTGACTTGCGCACCGCTGCTCTTCGATGATCTGCCGCCAAGCAGACCGCCTAGCAACGTAGCGCCAATTGAAATCGGATCCATATCAGTTCCCCGTCAATGCTCGAGTAGCTACCCATGTTCCAGGCGTGCCACTCGCAACGCACACCCATCCTGTAATCACATAGCGACTGCCAGCGCTGCCAAGTTCCGTCGGCGTGCTGTTGCGCACCACGTCGCCCTGCATCCAGTCGCCCGTCGTCGGAAACGAGGTATTAGCAGCGTGGATGGAGGCAATGCGGCCCTCTGTTGCGCCGTTAACTTGCCGCGCAAGGCTGGCCAGCAGTTGCTTCAGAAACGGCTGGAATGTCGGCCCTGCAATGGGCGGCAGCACCGGGTCTTCGTTCAGTCTCATATGCTTCTCAGCTTCATTCGGCGCTCACCCCGGTCAGATCCACATCCAGCGCGGTGATCTCGAACCCGCCCGCCACCGTCATATCCACCTGGTGCCAGCGCGCCTCTGCCAGCACATCGAACCTCTTGTCGATGTAGCTGGCCGATTGGTACACCGATGGCACATCACCCAGCGCATCGCCTACCAGCAGGTTCATGCTGGCAGCGGTCGGGTTAGCAATGAAGCGCGGACGCACCCGGCGCATCAACGACAGGTTGCCGTCGGTGCCGAAGTAGGTTGTGCGGAATGTGCTGCTGTTGGCCGAGCCGTTCAGCGTTGCGATGCGGTCGCCAGTGGTAACGATTGCCGCCGCCTCCATATCCGCGTCACGGAACAGGTCGTCAAAGCTCGGCGCATCGATTGCTTCATACGTCACGCCAGTCGGCGGCACGGTGTCGAACGTACTGGATGGGGCTAGGTACTGCAGGCCAAACCTTGCCGCGTAGTTGCGGCCCCTGCCCCACTTGCCATTGATATAGGAGTAAATCAGGCAGTCATTCAGGCTGCCGGTCGATTCGCTGTTTGCAAACAGGATGTAGACGACGCCTTCTGCGCGATCCACTACGCAAGATGTTTTCTCGCGGTAGGTTGGATTGAGTCGCTGATAGAACCACCGACGAACTATCCCGTCGCCAATTTTAACAGGGCGAGAGCCGTCAAACACATACATGCCGCGCGGGCCAACAACAAAATGTGCAGGCGCACCATTCACCACAATCTGCGCAACAGCGTACCTGCCGACGCATCCGGCATCACCCGGCACCAGCGCCCATGTCCACCACAGCGGCGGGCCAGAATTAGTGCCCAGATACACGCCCGTGTTCTTGTACACCACCATCTGCTCGCCCAGCGGCTTTGCGGCGCGGATCGGGCCGGGTGTGGCATACAGACGCCCACGCACCGAACCGCTTGCAATGGCGGGCGTCCAGTCCGTAGCGTTGGCCTGCGCGCTGCTCCACCAGCCGTCGTCGTAGTCCCAGCTTGAGCCGTCGGATGCGTTGAACGCCATCACAAACAGGCCGACCGTCTCGACGATCTCAGCGCGAGGTGCGCCGGTAATGTCAGCAAACAGGCTGCCAGTGGATACCTGCATCACCGTGCCGTTGTTGGCTGCCAGCACCTGGTTGCCGAAGGTGGTGAAGTACCAGCTGCTGGATGCAGGCGCGGAGTAGTTACCTGCTGCGCGGGTAACGTCCACCCAAGTTGCGCCGCTGGCTGAGTACAGCTTTGTGGCCGTGCCCATGTACAGCGTCTTGCTGCTATCCACGCGCTCCACAGTGGCCGCGCCAAAGATTTCGGATGCAGCGGTAGCGATGCCAGTGTCCAACGCCTCTGGAGCGGCTTTGATACTGCGCTCGATGGGCATGACGCCGGTAGCGTCCACCAGTGCGCCAGCTACACCCGGATCAGCGTCCGGGGCGAATTGGGTCAGCGGAACCAGCATGTCAGCCGAACCGGATGTCATAGGCCGGCAGATGCACCGGCAGTTCGCGCTGCTTGTACCAGGTCGCGTTCTCGAAGTTCCGGCGCTCGTTGCGGTTCAGTTCGTCGATCCGTGCAATCGTCATCTGCTCGTACTGCACCAGGCGGTTGTCATCCAGCACGAACTTGCGCGCTTCGGCGAGCGCAGCCATGAGATAGACATCCGGGTAGTCCTGCAGCACCCAGTTGGTGTCGCTGTCTGCAACTAAGTTGGGCAGTCGCAACGCGTAGATGAAGGCGGGGGATGAACTCTCGGCCGGGTAGACCTTGATCTGGTTGTTAACTATGGAATACACCGGGTAGGTGGGCCGGATCCCGCCCTGATCCATCGCCCGCATGTCAGCGGCGGTGATGGCTTTGTATTCCACTGTGCCAAGCGTCATCGAAATCGCCGCGCGAAAGTCATTCGGCAGCGATGCAATGCCACTCACGATATTTAGCGTCGTCGACGCCTCCATGCGAGGCGACGTGATCGAACGGGTAAGTCGGTTAGTAGCGAACTCGATGAACGTCGGAATCCTGTCAGTCAGATCGTTGCGATGCAGCCATGCGGCCACCTGCGTCTTCAGTTCCGCGTATGTATCGAGCGCCATAGTTCCCTCTGGTGATAGTGGGGCCAGCCTTGTGAGCCGGCCCCCTTTACTGCTTAACGCTTAGACCGATCAGCCGTCAGCGTGGATACGCGCGGCCAGCTGTGCGCGGATCGTCTTGTAGCCGTACAGAACGTCGATCCGGCAGGGCATAGTGTCGGTCGAGATTGCGTACTGGCGAACGGTGCGCAACGAGATGCCGTCATAGACTTCACGGGCAGCGAAGTCCACGCCTTTGGGCATCACTAGGTCAGCGGTTGCAAAGGCAAACGCATCGCGGTGGAAGACCATCGACGGGGTGAGCAGCTCAGCATTGCCAGCGCCGACCTTCACGATCGCCGAGCTGTTGGCCATGCCTGCAGCGACGACGTTCTGACGGCCGCCCGAGGTGTGGATCGCCGGAGCAAACGTCAGCGAGCCAGCGCCGCCAGCGTAGTCAGCAGCGACCACGAACTGCTGCAGCACGCCGGTCGAAACCTTGGTCTCGGGGTGGACGCGGAAGCAGCCTGCAACGGTGAAGATGTCGCCAGCCTTGAACGTCGTTGCGCCGGTCGCCACGGTGACAGCGGTCGAGCCGTTGGTGGTCACTGCGCCGTTGACGGTGTAGGTGGTCGTCTTGGCAGCGGTGCCGGTTGCGTGGTTGGCGAGCAGGGTGTTTTCGTAGAAGTCGAAACCACCAGTGCGGCCCA